ATTATTGTGCGAGAAAGTCAAATAAATGATTCAATAAACGACTACATTTACACTATCAGAGATGACACCAATTCAGTAATTCGAATGGAGACAGTATTAAATAAGTCATTTGAGAAGATAACTCTCACTGATATCTTATCAGTGGATTCTGATGATGGAGTTTATTTTAAATATAAAAATATCGTTAGCAATATCTTTTTCAGATATTTTAATATCAAATTAATAGAAGATATATTAGATGCTGTAAAATTGTCTAAACAACAAATACAGCTTAAATATGGAGGACGTGACCGAAAGTGTAAATATCTAAGCGGTAAAGTATATAATGCCGAAGACTATATTAATAGATATAAAAAGTCTAATGATACTATTATTCTTTCTAGAAGTACAGGTAGTGTATTCTCTAATGATACTTTAAGAGCATCTGTAGATTTTTCAGTATTATTAATAAATACCCTATTAGATAGTGATGATCCATCCAACGATTTTATTGAATTATGTAAGAAATATAATGTACGTTATTCAACAAAATCTTTACGATATGTAAAGACTTTTATGAAGAATAAAACTTTTTATCGAAATTATAGACGTCATTTGAATAATATAATCAAGAAAGGTTTTATTTCCTATAAAGGTGAAAACTGGAAGATTAGTCGCATTTATACATATCTACCATTTTTATATTTTATGTGGTTAACTATTAAAGGCGGAATCCCTGGAAGAAAATGGGATAAAAAGTTAGGAGTTGTGAAAACTGATGAATAAAGAATATCGTTTTAATCATATACCAGAAGTGGTATTACGCAATATTAGATTTATTAGAGATAATAATATCGATATTGGTACTGGAGATGATGTCCTAGAATGTATGATGGATATCAATCCAGTAGTTAGAACTAAAATCTACGATGATTATGAATTTGCTAAAGATGTAGCAGAGCGTAGATTCGGTAGTACTATTGAAAAACTAGATTTGAGAACAGTTCTTCAAAAGTGTATAACTCGTCCATATAATTCAATTCTAAACAATATCTATTTCAGATATTTCAATAGCGAATTGATTGATGACCTATTTAAGTTAGGTCAATCTTCTAAGGTATTAGACTTGGCAATTAAATATGAGTGTGAATACTATACTGTAAATGCAGCTAAGACTAATATCAGACGTTATAATACTGATGCATACTATAACAAGTTTGCAGCAGATTCTAATATCATTAGCTCTCATAGAAGCTTACATGATCCACAAGTTAATGCAGTAAAATCTGCAGAATTCACTTATGATCTATTGATGGCTTCAAGAGCCGAAGAATTCAATCCAGAAATAGTGAGAGAGATCTTCGTTAAATATGGATTGAAACCAAACTCTTCTAGAAATCTTTATAATAGAATTAATGATAATCTTAATCTATTCTATTATATCGAAGACTATTTAGACGAATACCGTGAAGAGGGTAAATTTATCTATGGCACTAAAGAATATAAAATTCTTAAAGAGCTTAGAAGTTTACCTCTTATGGTAGTCTTAACTCAATTAACTAGAAAGAATGATTCTGGTTATGTTTTAAATTCCAATCTTGAATTGGTGAAAGGATAAGAAAAATGATTACAACTAAAATTTTAAACGACGTGAAAGCTACATTTAAACGCACAGGGGAAGATCTTGAATTGACATATGAGCAATACAAAGATCAATTAACTCCAAAGGAAATCTATGACATCTGCATAAATAAAGCAGAAGTCAAAGATGAACTTCCTAAGGAAGACTTAAGTGGTAATCGCTTAAATCCATTCTTATATAGTAAGGATGAAGAAACTGGTGAGAAGAATATAGTTGCTTCAAATCCAGACTTCAAAGTTATTAAGGGTAGCGATATTACTATTGATACTACTGATGACGATGAAGTAGAAGATGATAAAAAATATGATATTGTCGACGGTACTATTAAAAAGAATGCAAAAGATACTGTAGAGGCATTAAAAACTACATATTTAAGAAAACCAATGATTTATACAGTAAAGAATGATACGCTAAATTATGAATCAGTTGGTTTCGCTATTGGATTTAAGAATGCTAATGCAGATGATTTACTAGCAATGGCTAATGGTAATTCTTTAAGGTTGATTCCTGCATTGCAATGGCTTTATAGTCAAACTAATGAAGAAGGATTGCGTAAACGTATTAAAGAACTTACATTAGGAGTTATTTTCAACTAGTATTTTAACAACGTATTAAACGGAGGTAAAAATTATGGGACCATTATTTTCTACAGTAGCAAGAGTGGCAGCATTTACTATAAGTAAAGAAACAGGAATTGCTATTGCATCAATATTAACTAGTAGTGCAGCTGTAGTAACTGCAGTATGTACAGGAGTAGCTCAAATTATTGAAGCGAAAAATAAACACAAGAAAGACGATAAATAATGGATGTAGGCAGCAAACTAAAATCACTAATTCCGAATAGCCAGTTTGCTGCTGGTAAAAAGGAATTAGTGATAAGATGTCCATATTGTGGACATACATCTTCCGCTGGGAAGAAACACATGTATATAGGCTTATCTCCGGATAAGCCTTACATGTTTAATTGCTTTAAATGTGAAGCAGGCGGATTAGTCAATAGAACCTTTTTAGATCTCTTGAATATTAGAGATGAAGAATTATTACAGGCTATTGATATCCATAATAAAGAGATGAGACAGAGTAGGAGCAATTCCTACTCTGCTAATCATATAAGACAACCTCTAGTAGCATATGATGCATTTGAGGTAGATTATAATTTATATCCAGATAAAGTTAATTATGTCAATAGTCGTCTTGGTACTAACTTATCAGTATCAGAGATGATGAATATAAAGATTATCTTCGATTTTTCTTTTTTTAAACGACAGATCATGAGGTATCTGGGAGCTACAGAATCTGATTTTCAACGAATTCAAAGGGACTATGTAGGATTCCTCTCAGTTAATAATACATCACTCTCTATGCGTTGTATTAGAGAAGTCGATAGTAAATACAGATATCTAATCTGTAAACTAGACGATAGAGATATTTATAATAAAGCTTTCTGTATACCATCATCTATTCCATATACATCAGATAGAATTACAGTACATATTACAGAAGGACAATTTGATATCTTATCTGTATATAATAATATAGCCAATAGATCTACTGGTATATATTTTGCAGCAGCTGGTAATAAATATTCAGCTGTATTACAGTATATACTCTCTAGAGGAATATTCTATATGGATATTCATCTATACTTCGATAATGATTCAGCTGGTGAAATTGCTAGAAGACAGATAGAATACTTCATAAAGAATAATATAGCATTCTTTAGAGGATCTAGAGTCTTCTCTCATGTAAACCAAAAGAATAAAGATTTCGGAGTACCACTATCTGAGATACAAGATTTTTGTACACAAATACTATAGCGGTATGGGCTTAAAGTCCATATCGCTTTATTTTTTTGTCTTAAACATCACATTAATAAAGGAGGTCGACTATGGGTAAATTCCTTGACACTACATATACAGCCACTATAAACTCTATATTAGAGTCTCAAACTAAACGGCTTGATAATACATTCTATACATTTACAGATAAAGCTCCTACTACTTGTACTTATTATAATATCAATACTAGTAAGAGTACATTAGATGAGTCTACAAACTTAGCTTATAGTTATACTGATGGAGATTCTCCATTAAGATATAATAGAATTAAAGATACAGTTATCTTTGGTCTTGATAGAATTCAAGTTCAAATGGATGCTGGTGATTTTGGTCTTGAATCAGATACAATCGAAGGTGATGCTTATATATTACCTAATTCATTCAAACCTTACCCTCAAGACTATTTCATTATTAACCATACTAACGAAGAGTATCTCTTCAAAGTTACAAGTGTATCATTAGATACATTGCCAACTGGGGCTAATATGTATAAGATCTCTTATCGTCTAAGCTCTCATGATGGTGATAATACAGATATTGATTCCTTAGTTGTAGAATCTTATACTATGGATACAACTAATATCGGTACAAATCTATCTTTAGTAATCAAAGATGATGATTACTCTTATATTAGTAGAGTTGAAAATATCTGTCAAGATATGATTGCTTACTATAGAAGTCTCTTCTATAGTAATAAAACTCAGACTTTTATTTTTTCTTATGATGATCATAACTTCTATGATAGTTATATGATTGAGTTCATTAAACGTCATGATATTATGAATACTGGCGACTTAGATTATCTACACGTAGCCCATCAACTTCCTACTAGAGCTACATTTGCTTTAGACTATTCTAAATCTTTCTTCCATTCATTAGAAAGAAAAGATATTGGTACTATATGTAATCCATCTTGTTATGGTATGCTAGTAGAAGACAAGACATCTATCTTATATTATAGCTTAGAAAACTATTATTATATTTTCCATGATTATAAGATGGGTGATTATTGGCAAGTACCATCATTTGATGATGATACAGTAATGCGTATTAGAGATAATGAACGTTATGAAACTGATGATCTAAACTACTTTAAGAATATCGTTATTGATTACTTCAATAATAATACAGATAAGATGAATAGATTTGAAGAATTCCTACTTAAATCTCTAGAAGATTTTAACTATACTATTCCTCAACATGATATATTTTACTACGTTCCTGTGATTATTTATATCCTAGAACGTCAAGTTCAAGCTATATTAAAAAATGTATCACGTTAACATATCAGTAATCTTAATGGAGGTACTGCAATGAACAGTGAACTCGATAATTTTTTTAAAGAGCAAATCGATGAGAAAGATGCATTCGATGTAATGGTCGATGAAAATGCTTTCTTAGACTCTTTAATTGCTAAAAGAGATATCATTGATGCCATCGAAGATGGTGACGATGATGATGAAATTATGGATGATGACGATGTAGCATTGTCTTCATTATCCGATGATGATTTAGATAATCTTGCAGATGATAACGATGATTACATCGGTTATGATGAAGAAGATTATTAATATTTTAAGGAGGACTTTAACATGGCTGATGATAAAACTATCCACCAAGAGCTAGATGATGCAGCTTCTACTGTAGAAGATGTTGTTGCTGACTCCACAGCTACTGATAATGACATGGATAATACTATTGATAACATCGTTGATGCTATGGATGAAATCGAATTAGATGATGACGATGACAATACTGATATCGATTCTGTAGCTGAATTAGACGACGAAGAAATTGATATTGAAGCTGACGGTGAAGACGATGCAGCTGAAATTGAATTGCTTTCTGATATCGATCGTACTCATGATAACGATAGTAAAGATCTTGCTGATGAAATCCAAGATAATGTGGAATTGAAAGAAGCTTATGATCTTATTGATGATGATTTAATCGTTTCTGTTCAGGAGGCATATGATGAAAACTTTGAAGACTAAACTAGTTAATGTAAATTGCCGTCGTCCAATTCGTTTACGTAACCGTCTTGTACGTGGTATTTATCGTGAAGTTTTGACTGTAGAAGAAATTGCTGATTGCATTTCCCAACAAGCTACAGTATATGAAATCTTACCTACTGGTGATACAGTAGTATTAGATTTCACTAACTATAACGTACCAGCTGTTCCTACTATTTCCGAAGAAGAAGCTGCAAAAGCTCAAGCTGAGGAAGAAGCTCGTAAAGCTGCCGAAGCTAAAGCAGCAGCTGAAGAAGCTAAGAAAAAAGAAAAAGAAGCAGCAGCTGATTCTAAAACTAAAGAAGAAAAACCTACTGCTGCTCCTGTAAAAGAAGAAGAAATTGTTGAAGATGCTGAAGAAAAAGTATCTGAAGCTAAAAAAGCAGCAAAAGAAAAAAAATAAGATAATTACCTCCCATAGGATCTTAGAATCCTATGGGAGATATTAAGCTTATAATTTTTTTCTCTTACCATAGATTCTTATATGAATGAATCTATATAAGTGATGAGCATATCTTCCTAACAAGAAGATACATAATAATTTAATGAAGTTACCAAATAGCATTGCTGTTGTTGCAGTATTGATATTATTGGTAGTATTCATTACTAGATAGTATAACCATCTAACCATAAAGTGTGGATCTACTACAGAACCACATATGATGACCAATGTAAGTAATAATACTATATAGTATATTACTACTGTTGGTCTAAACTCCTTGTTTAATAACTTAATTTCCTTAATTGAAAATAGCATGATATAACCTCCTATCTATAAATAACTATATCATTATATCATGTCTATAATATATCACTCTAGAGGTATTTATGAAGATTTATTATCAAATGTCTACAAGAAATACTAGCTTCTTAAAGATGCATCAGTATTTAAAGGCAATTGGGATAAAGAATAATAAATTCATGCTTGCACTCCTAGATCCTGACCTTGCTGGTATAGATCCACATGATCCAAACTTAAGTACCTACTATAAAAGTAAGGTCTTAGCTGAGTGTATGGTAAACTTCTGGTACTTCGCTCGTGAAGTAGTACGTGTACCAGACCAAGGTGGTAGTGGTAAAGGTATTCCATTAGAACTACATCGTGGTAATATGGCATTATTCTTCTGCTCCATCTATAATATGAATATATTCTTGGAACTCCCTCGTCAGCATGGTAAGACATTATCAGCTGACGTTAGATATTTACACTTATTTAACTTTGGTACATCTAACTCTACTATTGCATTTATGCATAAAGCCTTAGAAGGTTCCAAAGATAACTTACAAACTCTTAAAAACTTACGTGAATGCTTACCTCCATATTTACGTATGGATCAAACATTCACAAGAGATGGTAAGAATGCTAAAGTATCAGATACAGTATTGAGACTTGAGCATGCTGTTAATAGAAATAAGATTATCACTGTAGCATCTGCTCGTAATAAGACAGCTGCACAAAATACATTACGTGGTAAATCTATTCCTTTATTGTGGGGTGACGAATGGGGATTTGCACCATATAACGAAATCATTTATCTTAATACAGTTCCTGCATTTAAGAGAGCTGCCGATAATGCTAGAGCAAATGGTGCACCTTATGGTATCCTATTCACTACAACTCCTGGATTCTTAACATCTACTGAAGGTGTCTTCGCTTATCAAATGAAAGAAGATGCTGTTCCATTCGCTGAATCTTGGTATGATAAATCATATCAACAGATAATGGATATAATGAATTCTAATACTAAATCTACATTTGTCTATATCAAGTTTAGTTATGCTCAACTTGGTAAGTCTGAAGAATGGTTTAAAGAAATCTGTAGAACTATGAATAACCGTTGGGAAGACATCCGTCGTGAAGTACTTCTTGAATGGTCTCAAGGTTCTGAAAACTCTCCATTTACTTTAGATGAATTAGAAACTGTATCTCGTTTAACTAAAGATCCTGATACTACTATTGAAGTACTAGGTGGTAAATTCCAAGTTAACTTATATGGTAAGATTGACTATGGTAGAAATGGTAAACCTATAGATCCTCCAATAATGGGGGTTGACGTATC